ACAAAGCAATGAATAGTGCTGAGCCAGAAAAGGCAATGGCTAAAATAAAAGCAGAGATGGATTCTTTTAATATTCCACAATTAAATGATGGTTTAAGAGATTCAGTATCAGAATGGGTTAAAACACAAATTCAAACAAAAAATATAATTCAAACAACAGATAATGTAAAATATCCAGATAGTACGCTTAAAGGTCCATTAACCTTTACTAATTTTAGGTTTGAATCTAATTTAGATGGTTTAGTTAATCTTTTAAATAGTCCAAATAAAATTAAAGCTTT